GTCCGTTTTTGGGGACCAGAACCAGCACCTGATCATTTCATTCCGATCAGTAGCCCAAGGTTCAGGAACGGGATCTCGGGAAAGCCCTGTTCCTCGTCAAACTTATTACTGAACATAGTTGAGTTCATGACGAGGTAATCAGAGGAGAAGTAGGTCTTGCCGACACTCGGTTCAAGTCCCACAAGTCCAGCGAGGTCGGCCCAGGCCGCACGCTCACCGGCCGTAGCCGGGAACACGCAGTCATCACCGTTGACCATCGCGCGGACATTCTCCAACCGCTCCTCACCAGGAGCGATGGCTGCCCAGATCAACGCCATGTTAATCAGACACAGGACCGGGAAAGAAACCGGCGATCCCATGAGCTGACCACGACGTTGGGGACGGAAACTGTCGTCGCCCATGTCGTACTCGTGATTGACGAGTGCGTCCACGAACAACTGACGATACTCCAGCGGCATCTCCGTTGCGTCCGCGATCTGATTCGCGCAATGCTCCGAAAGTTCCGTCGCGATGTTGTCAGTGGCAGCTTTGTAGTCACCACTCAGCCACTTTTTTCCTTCGGGAAGTCCACCAAAGAACGCAAATAGCGATTTACCTGTGACGGGCGCCCCGATCGCAAAGTGACTCCACCTTTTCAACTGCTTCCAGAGGTTCCTCTGAACTACTCCAAGAGCAGCGTACCGAGTTACCGGACCAGTTGTGACGATACGTACCTTCTGTGGCTCCGACAGACCAATCGGTTTACATCGGCTGGGTTCTTCCAGCACGGCGGCCACGAGATTACGCTGTACGAAACGAAGCTCCGCTTGCGCCAGGTCGGTCAAAACCTGCTGCGGGCACTCTTCGTCTTCGATACAATCTTCACTGCCTCCCCATCCTGTGACGGCTCGTTGCAGCTGGAAGCACACCGGACTCGGGCTCCAGCCCGCACGTCTAAGTGCCTCCAGCGCGCCACCGCGCACGGAAGGGGCATCGTAGTGTCCAGACATGGACCACCACGAAGGCAGCTCATCGTCCCAAACAACTGGTCAGTAGACCTGCTTGACGATCTTGCGAAGGTAGGCGGCAACAACGTCCAGAGCGATGTCCCGTCGGACACTCCCTGCAACAGGTGTTGTCATTGTTTGAAGGGCCTTCTTTACGGCTTCCTCCACCTCCTGTTCGTCCGGTCTCGGCAGTCCCTTCTTCATCATGAGGAGACTGTTAAAGAAG